GTCGGTGCCACGCGGGCACCGGGGACTCCGCTGTAAATCCAGTGCAGACGCAAGTTTGCGCTGGGGGGCTTTCACATGTGTGATATTGCCAGGATTAACGAAACGGAGCACCTCGCTCCTAGGCTGCTAAGCCGACCTGCGGCCCACCTCGCTCTGGCGGGACTGGGGAACCGAAGGGATAACGAGGCAATCCACGCTTTACAACGTGAATTACCATGCTCAACATTAGACACCTTTACGGGCGTCTGGTGCCAAGCACGCTATCCTGGTCCTTCTGTGTAAAAACAGAAGTAAAACTGGCGGGATTGCTCTTACGAGTGGTCCCGTTAGTCTTTGGGCAACTGTCGGCATCGTTAGTCAAGGTAGTATGGGGTTACGCCAAGAACGTAAGACGTATCTTACGGGGGTCCGGGACCCGGGGCTTGGCCGTTTATCTGAAAGCTTGTTACCTTGTTACCCAACAGGTAGCCGGTGGACAGGTGGTGGACTCGCCTTGGGCTCTCGGAGGTAATGTCGCGAGGACTCGCAAGGGTCTCCCGCGGATCATCAACCCTCAACACCGAACGTTGATCCTTAAGGGCGATATATCGATCCTTAGGCTCTGGCTAACCCTCTTTGGGCTCTACAGGGTGGTAGAGTTCAAGGGGGCGCTGAAGCTTAAGACGATAACTCAACCGGGGGTCGACCTATCGGCGTTTATGGGTCGGTGGGAAGCGTGGGTCCCTTGCTTCTACGCCCGGGCGCGGTTGATTACCGCGGCGGAGTGGAAGCTGGATCCGACGAGGGCTCTGACGATCCGATCTATCCCATTTATTCGCAAGAGTTCTCCGAATAGCCAGGGGCTATCGGCTCTGGTAGCTCTTCCATTGGATCTTCTCCTTTGGTCGAGTGACAGGGCCCATAGTCTCGCGCTAGTTCGTTGGCTCAAGCTGATAGATGAGGTGGATTTTCTTTGGGCGTGGCAGGGAGTGCGGAAGTGCTTGCTAAGGCTTGCACAACTTCACTTTCGAAGCGCGTCTAGGGAGGAATTGGTTCGGAACTTACCGCACATCCGGGGTTGCGAGGGTCCTCTTACCGAAGAGGACTACCTACTTGCATACCAGATGGCGCGGATAGGACCGCTCCGGTTCGGAAAGCTGGGGTTCAAGGAGGAACCAGGGAAGATTCGCGTATTTGCCATGATGAATCTCGTTACTCAGACACTTATGCAACCCTTGCATTCGTGGATTTTCCGTCATCTAAGGCTTATACCGAATGATGGGACGTTTGATCAGGTGAAGCCCGTCAATCGCCTGCTCAAGCGGATCGGCACGGAGCGATTTTGGATCGCTTCGTACGATCTTTCAGCGGCCACTGATAGACTCCCCTTAGCTCTCCAGATCAGTCTATTAAGACCGTTGCTGGGTGATGAGCTGACGGACCTGTGGTCATACTTTATGGTGGGTCACCCGTACGAGCTCCCGAGGGTAGCGAAAAGCTACAATCTGGGGTTCAGTATGGTGTGGTACGCCGTAGGGCAACCCATGGGTGCGTTGTCAAGTTGGGCTATGCTCGCATTGACTCATCATGCCATCGTACAATATGCAGCCACCTTGGCGCATCCTTATCGAACCAGTTGGTTCTTACGGTATGCAGTCCTTGGAGACGATGTTGTCATCGCTGACAAATCCGTTGCCACAAAGTACCTTGAGGTCATGAAGGAGATCGGGGTCGATATCTCGTTAGCCAAATCGATGGTATCGGCTTCGGGTTCTTTAGAGTTCGCCAAACGGACTTGGATCTCAGGGCGGGAAGCTTCACCTATCCCTCTTGCTGAGCTCGTGGTGGCGTTATGCCATCTCGGTGCTCTCGAGCAATTGGTGAGAAAGTGTTCGGCGTACGTAACCCTACGTATGTCGTCCGTAGCACGCTTTGCTGGTTTCGGTTACCGAAACTTAGCGCAGCTGCCAGTTGCGTTTAGTGTAGGGAATCGTCAAGGCCGACTCCTTTCGTATCTTACCCGCCCGGGCGGTATTTGGCCAATGCCTGTTGAGGCTTGGTTAAGTGCTGTAGGCCCCGGAAGGGAAAGCCGATTACGGGACCATAGGGTCTGGGCCACGGCTCAGGCTCTTTGGGAGCGGTTGGCTTCTTCTATCTTGGCACGAGCGTGGCGGTTTACGCGCACACTCTACGTAGCAAGTGAGTGCCAGTATGTCGATATCACTGTGAAACGTCGTGAGCGGCAGGTGGGGACCTGCGGCTCTGGCGCGGATCAGGATACCGGGATGCCTGGTGCTACCGCTGCTGCGGGGAGACGATCTCCTTGGGGATCGCAGATGGCGAAGACACTTGGTCTGGATGTCCATCGGGATGTCTGGACTGAGTTCTTCACCACCTGGGTTGCGTACCCGTTCACGTCTCGTCTCCGTAAGGTATTGGAGAGAGCGGATGAGCGGCTCCAGGTTCTTCAACCGAAGAGACAACCTCAGTGGGATCGGCTAGATGAGCTTTGGGCGGAGATCTTTGAAACGGAGGAGAGCATCTCTGCTCTCCCTTCGCGGATAGACTATCTCGATCGGGAGACCGACGAGGTTGCACCGTCTTCGAGGTTAATCACCTTGTGGACGAAGCTTCGCTCAATCGGAGCTCGTGGGGCCGTTCCTCCTGTAGACCTAACTGACCGACTCGTTGAAGAGGCTCCGCCTCGACGACGACGCCCGCTAGTCTAGTCAGGACGAAACGGGTGGGGAGTCCAGAGTTATGGAATCGGACAGCGCTCGCGTAGCCTGTCTCGAAACCACACAAATAGACGTGCGCACCTAAGCGCTATCTGGCC